CTCTGCATTCGATTCAGATATTCGCTTTTGTACATCTTCTACCTTCTTCTGCTTGTCTTCTTCCAACGTCTTAATATAATCTTGCTGAATCTTTACTTTAGATTTACCCAGATCAATTTTATTTTCAAGATCAGTTATCTTAACTTTAATATCGCTTGCTTTATCTTTCAGTACCGTATTCATAACAGTAAAGATCTTAATATCTAATAGATCCTCAATCACCTCTCGCCTATGTGCGGCAGGTAACTGCATGAATGGGGTAAAGGAAGCAGAGCCCAGAATAACAATCTGAGTAAACGACTTATAGTTTAACTTCAGTACCTGATCTTCTAAGTACTTCTGATAGTCTCTTGCAGCGGCATCTTGGTTCAACAACTCACCATTAAGATATATTTCGAATACGGTTGGCTTACCGCCTCGGCATATCTTATACTCCTTACTACCAATAGTAAACTCAACCTCTACCAACATATTCTTACCGTTGATAGAGTTAACTAACTGAGGCTTATTAATATTACGGAATGGTTTATTGAATAAGGCAAAGCATAATGCATCTAGTATAGTAGACTTACCTGCCCCGTTCTCACCTACGATTAATGTAGTAGGAGACTTATCAAATTTAACTTCTGTAAATTGCGCGCCAGTTGATAGGAAGTTTTGCCATCTTATAACTTTAAATTTAATCATGCTTCTTCGTAGTTCTGCGCTTCAACATATAACGTCTTCATTAACGTTTTAATACGATCTTTATCTGCCTCTGTATCTAAGCTATCCACATATTGTGACAATAAGGTAACAGTATCTTCTAGATCTATCTCTTGGTCACCCATTGCATCAGCTTCAAACTCAGATAAGTCTTCAATAATTTTTAACTCTAAGGGGTTAACTTTATACAGTCTCTCAATAAACTGATCGTACTTATAGTAATCTTTTTTATTAACAACTATTAACTTAATGTGCTGATTGGCATACTGGCTTACATCAACAGTAAAAGGATCTACTTTCTCATCGTCGTAATAGACTTTAGAAAAGATTGAAAATGGGTTCTGTATAAAATCCAACGATCTCTCACTGGTGTCGAATATATGAAAGCCTCTAGGGTCTTCGAAATCCGCCCAGGTAAGCTCATAAGGATTTCCAAGATAGTTAATGTTCCCATTACTACTACGGTGATGAAAATGTCCAGAACAAACCGTATCGAACTTCTCAAATATCTTAGGATCAAATCCTTCATCGTTCTCGTGACCTTTATACATCTGAAAGCCTGCGATCTCAAAATGCCCGAACAGCACTTGGGCATCGGTAGTCTTAATAGCTTCCATACTCTGATTATAATTATCTGTACATATCCATGGCATCATGAATATCTTAGACCCATCATCGAATATTAACTCGGAAGGGGTATCAATAACATTGAACTCATAATCCTTGAGTAATAGACGAGGAGAGTTAACGTCGTTAGTATTCTTAAAAAAGGTATCGTGATTACCTACAATCATATGTAGTTCGATATCCCTTTTCTTAATTTCGTCAAAAAAGTAACTACGACAAGAAGACAAGGTATTAAAATTGATATACTTACGGCGATCGAAACAATCACCAAGGTGCACAATATGCCGTATACCCCTTTTATCAATCTCAGGGAAGAAGACTTCCTCATAAAATCTCCTAAAGAAATTATCAAAGGGGATACTATCCGATCGGGCACCGAAGTGAGTATCGGTTACAAGCGCTATCTTAGTCATTAAACTCGTTATCTTCTTGATGACCTACGCGCATGGCCATATTGCTATCAGTCTCACGTACCTCTACCTTACAGCACCATATACGGTCTTGCTCTCCATAGCTTGGTAAGAAGATTGTATTAATATACTCATACAAAAAGTCTGCCAGACCTTCACACCCAGTCTTTTCTACTTCTGTAATCTTAGCAATGCCCTGCTTACCTAGCTCTAGCAAGTACTCTCGCTTAGGGTCATCTTGTGCAACGAGCAAGGTATGATCAAACCATTCCTCTAGTTTATCTTTTAATGGGCGCAGTCCACCAAAGTCCATTACCCAATTGCGTGCATCCAATGTATCAGATTCGAACTCAAAGTGAAATGATAAAGCATAACCATGGACTAAGTTACAGTGACTATCAGCTCTCCACTGACGGTACGCAACCGGTCCAATTTGCTTATACGTTTTAGTTGAGATATATTTTTTTGCCATTTTTTCTCCTATGTTAATTAGCATAGGCAGCAGAGTTTATAGAGCGGGATGACGCCGGAGACCGCTTTACCTATTCAAGTAGGTTGTCTTTAATTTCTTTAAGAATACGTTTCTTCATTTTACTCTGCTTAAAAAGTAAGTAAATCTCTTCAAAATATGTTTTAATAGGAAATTTTCTTGTATTTCTTACTGATACGCAGGCTTCATACATACTTTTTAATTCAGGGGTATAGTAGAATTTTTTAAAAATAATTCTTTTATCTGTAACAAATTCTAAATAATATAACACATCATTTATATTAATATTAACCGTTTCAGGTTCTTTAAAGTACAGTCCAATATCTAAAGCTCTAACCCATTGACCAATATCAAAAGATCCTTCAATAATACCTATTTTTTTTGTAAAATCATTATTTGTATATACCGCGCTTTTTTGTTTTATAATTAAAGAAGGGTCTTCTGTAATAAACATGTATTTACATAAATTAAAAGATAGAAATCCTGTATTAGTATCTCTCATCAAAAACCATTTATCAAAAAACTCTTGATCGTGATCAGGTGTAGATATGTTATTACCATCCCATTTAATCCTTATTTCGGCTGGCGATGCAATTGCAAAAGTATTCTTCGTGCTATTAAGCACAGCTGGGCATTTTAAAAAATTATTTGCATCATTATCAGGGTGTACAAGGTTATGTCTTAGCTGTCTTAACTCTTTTATTACAGGTTCAGGTTCCTTATAATTAAGATGAAATCTCGATTGTATAAGGCCTGGTGCCCAGTACACAATAACTTCTTCTTTATTTTTCATACATATTTCTTATCGTGTTCTTTACCGATACCATAACTGCCATCATACATCTTAAGCGCCTCAGCATCAAAGGACAAGTACTGCCCTACCCTCGTACCTTGCTTAATGCGCGCAACGCCAGTCGTAACATGAAGTACCCCGGCCATGACACCATGATAGCCAGAATCATAAAGACCTGAAGTAATAAAACAACCATTGCGGTTAAGAGTGCTACGAGTAATGACCCAACCAGCTTCCCCCTCACCCACATGGATGACGTTCTCCATAACGATCTCATAACTCCCCGGGTATAGCGTAAAATAACCTTCTCCGTCTGGATTGAGTTCCGTAGAGCCTCTATGCTTTTTGTGATCATTGCTTACCTCAAACACTTCGTTATTAATTTGAAATACCTTACCTAAACGTAGATCTACAGCATTAGGTTGAATATCTCCATCAACAACATTGGTAAGCTTAGTCCTACTACTTTCCCCCATCACGTGCTTCATACTAAAGGGTTCTGAATATAATTTATATGTAACTGTCATGCATTCTCCGGGATGTAATAAGGGTTCTCCATTGTCTGAAAATAAGCAATAGGAGATATTTGTTTGTACTTAAGATTAATTTTAAATACTTTATTAGGTGGTAGCGATTCTGTAAACTCTACCTTAGTAGATGAGAAGTTTAAGTCCTTATCGTAGAACATTGGTGAGATTTCATTCCTAAATACAAACAGCTCACCACTATTATACATGATACAGGCAAAAGTGCCATCAACTCTGGATAATGCACTCCAACCGTAGTTAAGAACTTGCTCAAGCAACCATTGAGTATCCCAGGTACCTTCTGATAAGTTCTTTTGCTTAATAATACCATTATGCCATAGCATACAATCACCAAATACTGCCGGGTGAATGTTATTGGCATTAGTAGTTGGTGCCTGGCTATGAGCAATATAATATTTGTTATCACCTTGAGCAAGACCTGTGATAAGACCTTCAGGCATCTTATCTCTATCTTGCATCAACGTATCAAGACGTACCTTACGCTCATCGAACGAAAACGCGGAAAGGGAGTAACTTAACTCCCCCCTATAAGCATTCAATCGATATAGATCGGTCAGTTTATTCTGACTAAATGAACCAGTTATTGCGCACATGTTACACCTTCATTTTTCCGATTAGGTCTTGCCAAGGGATTACTTTAGAATATTCTACAGGATCATTATAACCTATTTTAGCAAAATTGGCAATACGCTCGGAGCAACTAGGACACTCACCACATGAACGATGTTGTGCATCAGGGTTATAACATGTCATAGTAAATGCCGTCAGCATAAAGTTACCATCTAGTTCTTGCAAGATCTGTAACTCATCGTACTTAGACAGTTGACTGAAAGGTGCAGTTAACTTAATCTTAATGATACGGTTTTCAGATAGCAGATCATTTACTTTATCTACCCAACGTTGTGTCGTATCGTGGTAGCCATATTCATCGTGTACCTGTAGTCCACAAACAACTGTATCAACGTTCTGAGTCTCTGCAAAGGCGGCAGCAATAGACATCAGGATCATATTACGGTTAGGTACATAAGTCTTAGGGCGAGGATCACCCAGAACGTCTTTAATAGTAGGCATAGCCATATCGGTATCGACATTAGCAGAAAAGCCTTTACTGATATCACCTAGGAAAGAGGCATCAACGACTCTATGCTTAACCCCGAGTATCTGGGTAGACATTCTAGCCATCTCAATCTCACGCTTCTGCTTCTGACCGTAGTAGAAGGTTAGAGCCGATACGTTTTCTTTGCCATACTTCTGTACAGCCAATCTCATAGCAATAGTACTATCCATACCGC